TGTCCCTCAACCGATACGGGAACGGTCTTGAAATCCCATGAGAACTCAATCGCCTCGGGACTATCGTTGATCGTCTGGTAATCCTTGCTTGACGGGGACGCTGTGGCGCCGTACACAAGGCGAATCTTGTAACCATAGTCGTCGCCAGCGGTGTCATTTCCCACGAGGGTTCGGTAAGTTAACCCGAAACCGGTACGAGATTGCTGTGCGATGAAGATGCCTGTCGCAACGGCAGCTGACCCGTCGCACTCGGCCCATTCATCCGGGTACGTGTACGCTTTGAGCGTTCCTGCAAAATCCTCGTTACTATACAGCGAGAGGTATTTGCGGTTGTTCGCATATAAAGCCGTTTCCTCAGCGCCAGAAGGCGATTCAGAAAGGCCGGTGAAACCGTTCCAAGGAACCCCAACGCCATACTGTCCGGCATTTTGTCCACTCTTCACCTTCTTGTATAAAACCACACGGTCTGTACCTGTTTCATAAAGTCGCTCGTTGTCTTGATCCCATTCAACTCTAGCCATTTGATCCTCCTAAGAAGTTGGACGCCGCTTCCGATAAATCAACAACATCGTTTTCCATCTTGAAATCGGTTGTGACACTGAAAACATAATGGTGCAAATTATCAGACGTGAAATGTCTATCGTAAGCCAGTCTGGGTAATCTCCTCATGCTTTTTACGATGATCGGAAGCGGCTGTTTCGTTATATAAGTAACTGTGTACTCGTCATAATGGAGGTATGGTTTCCCGCTAGAATATATGACCCTGTCGCTATCGTACGAATATACAAAACACGGATATGACAATTTGATGTTCTCCGGAGGCTGATAATAAACATGAGGCGTTTCCCCAACTTCCGTTTGAAAATCCTCTAGCATTCTCTGCAATTCAGCATTATACACTAGATACCCCCTCGTTGTATGTATCGCCTAAGGTCAATATAACCCTCGGGTATTGGAGATTTATCCATGAAATCTTCCACTTAGAACCCCCATACTCTACGCATTTCATGGAGCCTAGGTTCTTCAACATATAGTCATCGGCCAACACGCTTATTTCGTTGGAGACGTTTATGTTATCGTTTATCGAATTTTGCTGTTCTTGCCATCTTCTTTGATTCCTGTTAACGTCTCCAATATACTCTTTATAAACAACTGTTGGCTCCCAAATTCCAGGAATTGTCTCCCTGGTTTCTTCGAAGCCTATCTTGCCGAAGAACCTCATTTTGAGCTCCTATCATAAAATCGTTTAAGCTCCAGTCGAACCCGTCGAGCCCGTGGACCCCGTAGAACCGTTTGCCCCGTTAGAGCCATTAGAGCCGCCCGTGATCTTGGTGTAGTAGATCTTTGAAATGTCAACCGAGGTATCAGTGCTCAGAACATACCCGTTAATCGGATCGTAGACATACCAACCGTTGGACTGCGGGTTGCTGTCGTTCTTGACGTTGGCGAGCTTGTAGATCGGGGTAACAGCGTTCGCGGCACCGATGAACTCGACGACGATGGCAGAATACGGCGTGGTAAGAGCTCCGCTCATACGGGTCTCGATCAGGTACTCGTACTTGTTGAAATTGAGGTCGAAATCGTCGAACAGGGTTACCTCTCCGCCCTTGGTGGCGCCAGCGGTATAGTCGGACATGTTGACGATGATCGCAGCGAGTTCACGCTCTACACCGTCGACAGTGCGGGTCATCTCGTTCATGATCTCGACCTCTACGATCTCGGAAACGCGAAGGTCGTCCGCAAGCTCCTTGTCGGTCTTGTAACGACGGTACCCATCGCCGTCCTTGAGGAGGCGGACTTCTACGAGGAGATCCGGGCTGATGAACATGATCGGGTTTCCAGAACCCTTGTAGTTCTTACGGGAACGCACGCACTGATCGACGAACTCCCTGGCCTTCTGCTCAAGAGTCATGCCGTTGACGTTCATCGTGGTGTTGATCGTGTACGTTGCCTCATCGGTCCAGATCGGACGGATGTTAAGCTCGTTGATCTTGTCTTCGCTGGAAGCCTGACGACCGTCGCCGAACACCACGGCGCGAGCAATCTCCTCGTCGAGCATCATGCGCATTTCGTCTTTCATCCAGGCCACAACGTCGAAATCGGTAATGTCGACAACGTCGTCTCGATCGAGTTTCTGAAGCTTGTAAACCGTGGTCGGGGTGGTGGTGCGGCGCAGAGCCATGATTTGCTCTTCAACCTTCTGGTTGCCCTTGATATAACCCTTGGCGCGGGCATCGCTTTCCGTCAGATTGGCAGCAAGGGACTTGATCCGGGAGAACGGGGTCTTGTGCATGCCGTTGAGGACCTTGGAAACCCACTCCATGTTTCGGGCAATGGAACGAGGAGTGTTCTCGACAGCCTGGGCTTCCGGGAACAAGACCTCTATGTTCTGGATACCATGGGCAAGGACCGCATCCTTAAGACTTCCGTCCCTCTTGGCGTCGTTGAATATCGAAGCCATGTCGTCATGCGAAAGATAGCTGGTGGTACCGGTTTCCTCGTCGAAAATGTTGAACTTCATTTCTTCTCCTTCTGTTTCCTGGTGCTTTATCTCATCGAGTATTTCATCAACGGCGTCGTATACTACTTGCTTCTGTTCCTCCGAGAAGTTGGTAAACGACTCGGCATCAGCATGCGAGAGCTCGTCGCCGTCGATTACGGATTTGACAATTGAAAGGGCGACATCCCTATCCTCTTCGCTCATTAGGATATCAGAATGCTCCATTTCTTTTTCGTCTTCTTCCTCATCTTGCTTAGAATCGGGTTCATCTTCGTCTTTTTCGTCATCGTCTTCTGCAACCGTAGCAATAACCGTGTATACAGCTTGCTTCTGTTCTTCGGTTAAAGAATCTATAGCTTCGTCGAAGATGTCCATGATGGACTTGTTTTCCTTTGGTTCTTTCTCATTTTGATCTTCCATTTCATCTCCTTCTTTAGGATCATCGGCATGCGATATCGTATTTGACGGATCCTCTATGAACTTGATGATGGCTTCGTCATCTATGATGTCCTCTATCCCATCGTGGGCTAGGGCCAGATTATCGATATACGCTCCAGGATTTGCACCAGCTAAAACAAGGCTGACTTCCCTGATGATGCCATGAACAACATCTGAACCACGCTGCTGAAGCTTATTGGCGTAAATGGACAGCGCCGTAACATCTCCATGTTTCACAATCTCTTTAGCCGTTTCCCCAGAAGGGGTCCCGTTAAACGAACAATAGCAATAAACGCCATCGTCACGATTTTCCAATAAGGCATGACCTAGCACATTAGCAGGATCCGAATGTTGATGATGCCAAACCAAAGGCACCGTTTCGCCATCACACTCCTTAAACGCGTCTTTTAAAATCACCCGCCCATCGCCGCAACGACGGTTATTGCGTGTAGCATAACCGCTAAAATCGTACTTTTCCTTAGACATTTACTTTCCTTTCACCATAACCGTTAATACTCCTCTGGTGCCATCGCCGGAGGGTTTATCACTTCTTCGGAGTTTTGATTAAGGTTTCTGTTTCTCAATTCGTTCGCAGCTTGATCCGGTGACGGCTTGAAGCCTACAACGGCTCTAATCTCGTTTGGACTAGCTATCTCGTTTCTGGTGAATTTGTCAGCTATTTCCGCTATCTGATTAGTAGGCGTCAAGCTAAACGGATCACGATAGTATTTGATAGCTTGTTTTTGGGTTCTAGCCGTCTTAGTCAAGAACTTGCGCTCGAATTCCTTACAAATGGCGTTCAAGATAACATCGATTATTCTCTTATAATAGTTCTGCATCGTTTCTTCAGAAGCTGTTCCATTCATTATCTCTGGACTGATCCCCAACTGCCCATATAGGATACTCGTCAAGTATTCAATCTGCGATAACAACTGGTTATCTAAAGGACGATTGAGCTGTGTTATCTTCTCTGTGCCATCGGTGTAAGCTATGCCATATTTACTCCCTTCTAATTGATCTACTATATCCTTGAGTCTCTTCTCCGCTTGCTTCTGTTTAGTCTGTGTTTTCACGACATAAGGGAGTTGTAGTATCAAGTCTAATTTACCAGAAGCGGTAGCCTCGTCTACCGAGTCGAGAAGAGCGAGTTTTCTAAGTAATCTCTGCAACGTGGAGTTTCGTTCATTCATAACGCTATAAAAAGGGTTTTCTATTATGGCTACGGTGTTTTTAGAAAGTTCTATCTCTTGCCGTTTCCCTATTCTATCGTTATAAACCTCAAGTCTAACGGATTGAGGATACCAGGTTTTTATTTTACCAGTTCTCATAGATAAAATATCATACGAACCAGTCATAGGGTTTATCGTGGTGTCTATCGGAACGGCAGCAACGTATCCTTCATCCAGTAAAGACATAACGAGGTCTTGTATGAATGCGAAACCAGTTTGATCTATATTAGCCTGCGTCGTTAAAATATCATTTAAACCGGAGTTCATCTCTTCTTTATACAAACCGTTTTCATCGGTTCTAACATGATGAATGTGCACAGATGCACAATCTGTAACAATCCTGTTATATATAGCAACCGCTATAGTCTTATCGACACCGTGAGAATAACTCCTATGATCGGGATGCCTATAACTGGAATTCATGTAGGAACCGCCATAACCGTTTGTATCATACAAACCGGACTTTAACAAAGGTGTTACAGTATCCGTATCTTTAAACGCGTTCCACGCATGGACAAGCTTATCGTCTATTTTTTTAGTCATGTCGTTGATAAAGTCCTGATTGTATTTTTTACGTTCCATTCCAAATCACCTCCTTCATTCGAACATGTCTTTGTAAACCTTATATGCGATAAGCGCATCCATCAACGCAGCTACGTTATCTATTTTCTGTTCTGGTTTTCTTTTCATCAATTTCTTATTGTTGTTATTGTCTTTTAAAACTATGGCGTTTCCCATGGTAAACTCCATTATGCTTTCGTCAAAGAAGAGCATTCTGTCTTCTGCCAATTTCTTAAGCTCTCCTAACGGAACGCTTTCTGTCCTTACACCCTGTCTAACAACTTCCAACCCATAAGAACCGTTTTCCTGTTCCCAATTCTCAATGAATTTCTTAGCGTTATACGGGTCATAACCAACGCAATTAACATCGTATTCGTTCTGTTGAATGAACATGTCCAAATCTTCATACACTTCGTTGATGTCTATTATGGTTCCAGGCAGAACAACTAGCGTCCCCTCATTTATAAACTCGTCGTATTTCTGCCGCATCGAAGACGTGAGCTTGTATAAGGTGTTCTCTGAGATGTAGCTTCTGGCTTTTACACCAAAGGATTCAACAGGGCCTTGTAATGGAAATAAAAACGTAAAAGCGCAGAAGTCGTCTCCTTGTGAAAGGTCTGCGCCCATGGAACATTGCATTCTCCAAAACTCGCGATGCGGATGAGGTAAAGTTTCCTCATACTTGAAGAAGTACGTGTATCCCTCCAAAGGGATGCCGAATCTTTTCGCTAATATGTCGTTACGAACGCTTGGGTTGTTTTCTGCGCGTTCGACATCCAACTGATACGTTTCATAGGTAACTGTTTTGCCGATGTTTGGTTGTGCTTTAATCCACATGCCCGGTTTGTTTACTTCTTCTATGTCGTCTAATTTGTAATACCAAATAGACACATGAGGGTTTATGTATTCTCCATTAAGTATGGCGTTGAGCTCCATTTTGATGTCGTCGCCAGCACCGTTTCTAACCGTTCCCTCTGAACTCATCGCAACAATCAGATAGTCTTGGTATTTTGAGGCGCCTTGTTCTAAAGCGCCAACGACATCCTCGCGAATATCACCGGAAAGCCATTCATCAACCGTGCAAATGCGACACCTCAAGCCCTGTAGCTTATCGATCCTCATGGGTCGGGCCTCCAGCAAAGATCCTGTCAAGAAGTTTCTTATACCTTCCTTGGTTGACGCTAGCTTTACCCTGTTGGCTTTGGAACCTGTGGTGTTTTGAAGAGAGCCTTCTGTTAAGAACTTGAACAAAGGACCCCTAGCCCTAGTTATGGCTGTTCTATATGGGGACATGACTTCGTCAGCTTGCCTTATGGTCGGAGCCGTTGCTATTTGATGGGTCGTCGTGGTGTCCACGTTTTGAAAATATGCATGTATGCACATGCCGTACATGGACTTGGCCCCTCCTCTCGCAAGGATCAGGTATTGTTTCTTAGTCAGTCTTCTTTTTATCAGTTTCTTCTCGTAATGGCCGGATCCCTCTTCGTCTGGAACGAAAACCGAGCGTTCTACGAAATAATACCATCCGAACACCTGTTCGGCCCAAAGCTTGAAGGAAAACAACAACTTCAAAGGGCTTCCGTCTGTAAGGGTCAGCTCTCCCTCGCAAAAGGCTATGAACCCCTTGACGGCCTCTTCGTCATAATATACTCCTGGGTTCTCTATGAGCTGGTCTATTCGATTCATCTCTTTCGAGATCTCCTCGCAAACCGGTACCTCTCCTCTCAGAACCTGTTCACGAAATATACCGTAATAATACGGGACGGCACTGCTCGATAACCGCGTCATGACAATCGCTTTCTTGCATCATTATACCAATCTGATTTCTTCCAGTCGATGTTTTCCCAACCATTGCTTGAAGAGTCGTTTTCTTTGTTTGCTTCCACCTTCGTTTCTATTCCTTTTTCGCTTAATATCCTTTTCACGTTTTCGGTTTGTTTAGCTGCTATCTCCCGTCGTTCCTGATACGCTTTCTCTTCTTTTTCCTGCTTCTTCCTGAGTTTCTCTTCAACCTGAGCCTTTGCTTTTGCTTCTCTTTCCCGAGCATCCTGTTGCGCCTTTTGAACTTGTTTCTTGGCTTGATTGTAAAGATCGTCAGCAGCCGGACCCAAAACCTTGTCTTTGGCCACGTCTATGGCTTGATCCGCAGCTTTCTTGGCGATCTTATACCCCAAGGTCTTCTCACGGGCTTCGTTCATAGCTTTCCTGCGCTCGGCTTTGTTCTTTTCTTGCAAATGAGCTAAATTGACGATTTGATTTTCTTTCTGCAAACGATTTACCTTATTGTTTAACTCTTCATCCGTCAGGAGATGCATCCCCTTCTTCACAACGTTTGGATCGTTAGAATCTAACGTTTTCTTTCTCAATTCATTGTATTTTTTCGACGACAGATGGTATTTTTTTCTCGTTTCCTTATCAAACGCTTTTCTCTCCATCTGTTTTATTTTTCTGTCCTTTTTGTTTTGTTTTTCTATCTCTTTGATTCTTTCCCGTTCTTGTTTGTGTTCTTGGTGTCTTTCAGAAACGGCGTTTGTTAGTTTTTTAGTGTTTTTCTTTATGGCCCTTCCAATAGCACCAGCATACCTGGCAGCAGTTTCCGCGTTCCATACTCCCCACTTCATGCCTTTTGTGCCATGGTGGGCTAACTCATCGTTATTCATCAAATTCCTCGCTATCGTAATTGGATCCAGCAACGGTTAATCTCCACTCATACTCTTTCTGCCGTTCTTGTAACGATGACAACAACGACGCTGTTGGCGGATCGAACATCAACCTTACTTCTATGTACATGAAAGAGCGAACCATCTCTATTTGATCCCTATCTTGAACGAAGTCGCTCCATGCTCCTTCGCTGTCTTCTATAGAGAACACGCTGTCTCTTGGACCTACTCCCATTTGGTACAGTTTTGCAAACGTTGAATTTATATGCATAATAATATCCACATCGAACTCGGTGTGGTCTTTGGGAACGCCCAAAGACTTTTTAACAGTGTCTAAGATGCTGTCCATATCATAATTCAAGTCTGTCATATCAACTCAACACCTTCTTCCAAGGACATGTGTCGTTTGGCTTTCTGCTTTCGTAATCTGGAAACGTACCGTTTAAGTTTCCATAATGTATGGCCTTATGCGTCCTATCTGTGACGCATATAAGGTTTTCAGGATCTAGCACTAGTGGATCTCTGTCAACGACCATTTCTACGGTAATCGGGTTTAGATGATGTATCGTTATGGGGCCGTAAATATCTCTTCCTGGAATTGCTAGATCGCATCCTCCATCTCTTATTATTATCTCATGCCTCAAAGATTTCCATTCTTCAAGGTGGTATAACGTCTGGTTTAGATAACGGTTGTGTCCAAAAGTAAGTTCTGAAACCCTACCGTGTAATGCCAAATAATTAAACCTATCCTCGAAACTATCCAACCTAATCAACTCAGAATATGTCAACAGGTTCATCGTCATCTGGTTGTCCTCCGTAAACGCGCATGGCTTCCAACGCCTTCGTGTAAAGTTCCTCGACCCTCTTGTCAGACTCTATCTTTTCTTTCTGGGCCGTCAACAACTGTGATTTCTTCTGCAACATGTCGTTTTCTATCATTCCACGAGTTGATCCAAGCTTCAAATAATGAACAATGACCGATGGAGTAGCCGTCCCATCTCTTAACTGTTCCTCAGCAAGCTTCATAGCGAGGTTTATCATCTCGTCTTCGCGTTCTTTTGGAGATGTAGGCGGTCTTCCTTTCCGTTTCTTATTAGTTTTAGGCATTAAATTCCGCCTTTCTGTACCTTTAATGTGCTTTAGAGGATGAATTACAGGGATACAAGATACTTTTGTGGAAGGAGCTGTTACTATTGCATGCCCGGCGATAGCAATGATGTCACCAACTGTCTCGTGAAAGGAGATCAGAAAACACAAGAGGGTAAACGAGCGTATCAGTATCCCTGAAATTCAGCCTCTAAAAAGTCCCCCGGAGAAATATCGGAGAC